CCCGTACTGCGATGTTGTCTCGGTGAAATTCAGTATCTCAATCCCGTTGCGCAACAATCGATGTGACCGAACATCGCCGCTGTCGCCGATGTGCCACTGAAAGTGGTCGCCTGCCTTCGGATATCCATTCCACGTCGGTCCGATATTGATCACCGAGCCACCCACAACCGCCTGAATCCGTATTGTGTCCCAACCTGATCGGACACGAACATAGTCGGTGAACCCGTTCATCCTCGCGAGGATGTAGGTGAACGCGTCGTCAAACAGGTACGACTGCGGCGTGCTCGCCAACACCCATTCCAGAATGCAGTTGTCGGTGGTCAGCGAGCCGCCTGTGTAGCGCGCCAATTGCGTTCTGTTTCCTGCGCCTGATGGCTTCCACACCAATGCGCCGTTCCCGTTCTGGCCCATATTGCCAGCGCCGCCACCAAAGCTTGTCACATCGAAGTTCGGTCCGGGGCTGTTCGAACTCGGACCGTTGAACGTGAGAGTGATTGTGTTAGCAGCGCTTTCGAGCGCGCGGACCCGCGCTTCCAGCATCGCCAGACCGGACTGCGCGCCGGTGCCGATGTTCAGCAGCCCGAGAATCACGTCCTTGATCCACCCGATAGGCGTGTTCTCTTCGAGCCATTCACCTAGGTTGTGGAACGCGTTGTAGATGTTGTCGGGTATCTGCTGAATCGACTGCCAGAACGAATCAAGCTGGGAGACAAGACCTTCGATCCACGTCTTCTGAATTTGCTGCGCCTTGCGCACCCAGCACTTGTCGAACTTGATGACACCGCTCGTCGCGCTCGACGTTACGTGAAGCTGCTGAGCGATCATGTAAACGCCTGCGGGAACGGTGAATTCACCTTCGAGCTTCTTCGACCAGTCCGTCGAATTGCCGGACGCGTCGAGCTTGGCCACCAGCTGTGTCGACACCGGCGAGCCGTCTTCGAGGTATGTGTTGACCTCGACCCGCGCAACATCCTCACCCTCGACCCCGGCATGAGAAACGTAGGCGCCCAACAGAATTTTCTGCCCCTCGCTCACCGGGATGAAGTTCGACACCAACACGTGGTCTTCACCGTCACACGCTATTGCCGCGCAGCCGACGCCATCCTTGCCGTCCTCGCCGTCCCAGTAGAACCCGCCACCATCGACAGTCTCCGGCGCGTCAAAGTCAGGTTCTGCCAACAGATTCGGCTGATTGTCGCCGATGCTGTACAAGCTCACCTGCGGAAGCCATTGTGGTCGAACCCAACTGAACAGCAGGTTTAGGAACGGGCGCACCATCAGTGTGATGAACTGCCGTGCAGCGTCGAGCGGGTTGAACGATGGATCGTTGAAATCGATGTTCGCCAAGAACGACCGCATATTGTTCACATACGTGCCAAGGTCGTTCAGGTCGCCGTCCTCTTTGCCCGTCAGAACCTCGACCAGATCACCGATGCCCGGCCAATCACCTATCTGATCCTGTAGGTTCTCTGCCCATTGCCGGAGCTGGTCGGTCGCCGAACCGGCGCCGGGAACGAAGAACCCGGTGATCGACTTAACAACCTCCCGCACAACTAGTTCGATGAACTGCAAACGGCGAGCGCGGATTTCGGCGTCGCTGAACAGCGCGCTACCGCGCGGCGGCTGCGGCTGCTGCGGCGTGACGTACCCGATTGGCGCACCGGGTGGCGTAGTTGGCGTCGACGGATAAGCGGCGCCGTCAAAAAGTGGAAGACTCATTGTTACCCAACAGGAATCAACGCAACAGCGAACGCGGTATCGGGCGAACCCGGCGTGGACCACGGGCTAGACGACGGCAATTTCTGTTCTGCCACAAGGTGAACCGATGCCGTGTTCCCGGCGGCCACCCGTGCGTAGCTGCTGATTGTTTCGTTCGCCTTAAACGTCGGCATCAACACGGTTGGGATGCCTGCCTCGTTCGCGCCTTGAATGCCTCGCGCATAGCCGAGCTGCGCGCCGCTCGACGAATCACCCAGTCGCGCAACAAGATCAACGCGTGTCGGTGTGGCACCACCTGTTCCGGTCACGATGGTTGAGCCGAACGGCAGCGGAATGTAGTCGCGCGGCATCGCGGGAATATTGATGGTAGTCAACACTTTTGACGAAGCGCTCGCGAACGATGTGGCATCGATTGTGCCAGAAGCGATCACGGCGCCGAGCTGCGGCGGCACGAGGTGGAACTTCTCCGACGTGTTGTCGTACGCCACTTGATAGCCGTCGGTCAGCGCGCCGGGAGCCGGTGACGTAGCGTCGAAATCCTTTGCCTGACTGATTTTTTCGACGCCTGACTCTCCGGGCGGGCCGCCGGGCAGGAAGAACTTCGCAGCATACTTCGACGGAAGCCCCGGCCCACCCTCGTCGACCAATATGTACTCCGGATTCTCAGCCGGTAGTTCCTCGTTGTGCGGCACAATCTCGGTAGTGATCGACGTGAACAACGGCGGATGCCCCGGCTCACCGGTCGACATGAACGGCAGCGAACCGACGCCGCCTTCCGGCGTGATGATGATGTACGCGACACCCGATTCCTCATTGAGCGCGTTCACCAATTCGATTGTGGCGTTGGTGATCGTGATGTTGTTGCCGTTGATTGAAACGCCCATTCAAAATCTCCTATGTAGTACTGAGCGTAAGCGCGTTGATAAGTTCGGTGAATCGCACAATGTTGCGATACGTCTTGACGACAGCCGGTTCCTCAGCCTTGCCGTCACCTATCTGCGTCTCCACCTTCGTCTCGTTCTGATTGTCCGTAATGACAATATTCTCAACGAAATCCGTGTAGACCTTGCCACGGCGGATGATTGACGCCATACCACCCGGGAACAGGTCACGCCCAACCTCGTACGGGTACCCGTTGTTGAAGTGAACCTGCCCGGAGACGTAACCCCTTGTCTCCCACTGCGCCCGTTTCATCGCGATGATGCCGTCGAACGAGTACGCGGTGTGATTCGTCGGATGGAACGATTCGGGGTACGCGTACGGGCCAGCTTTGATCCGGCGATCCATGTTGTCGCTCAACGCAAATGCGAACAGCACATCGTTCAGCAGCCCGTCGAGCAGATTGCTTGGTATGCCGCTGAACCCGACGACGATCATCAGCATGTCCAGCAGCCAGGACCACATCGCGTTCATCAAATTGTTCATCCACGCAGGACTTTTCCCGCCGATCACCGTTCTGTACGCAAGTGGATGATGGTGCGCAATCTCTCCCCAACAGCCGCTCAGCGGATGATCACAATTGAACAGCGCCCACGGCTCCGTCCAATGCAGCCCGAGTACCGGAGCAATGTTGAATCCTTCCGGCTGCGGCAGCCCCTGCGGATTGAGAAATGGCTTCGTGATTTCGCCAAAAACCGTGTCCTGCAAATCAACTAGCGTGCGAAGGATGCCGTCGAGGAAAGTGCCCGTTGGCCCGACAAACCCCATTCTGTCTTTGACGTCGACGACGATGGTCGGCACGGTAAGCGGGAATAGCATCCCGTCCTCCGGCTGCGGGTCGCCGGGACGCCACAGCTTGACATCGACCACCAGACCGTTGTCCTGCACTATCTGATCGATCAGTTCGTAGAGCTTGTCCATCCTCCACGTCACCGACACGACAGGTGAAGTGTCCGTGAGGAAGTCAAGCGGGCGTTGCATCACATAGATCGGCGTGCGCAACATTCTCATCACGTCGGTGATGTCGAACTTTCCGTCGGGTCCGACGATATCCCGCATCAAGAACGTGCCGAGCCACGACCGCCAATCAAGGTTCAGCGACGCTAGGTTGTTCACCAAATCCCATATGCCGGACTGCAATCGGAAAGTCTGCGTCGAAATCAGCCACTTGCACACCTGAATCGCGGTGCCGATAGCGTAACCGCGTGGCGGAAACTGAACCTGGATCGGCAGCAGAAAGTTCGGCCACGCAAGGATTTTCATGAGCCATGCGCGGTCGCCCTCAAGTTCCGCCACCACGGTGTCAGGCTCGTTCGGGAACCCGAACCTGTCTTTCGCCACCTTAATCCGACCGGACCACAACAGATTTCCGATTTCAATCGTGATCGGCACAACCTCGTCGTGGCAGCGCAGCGCCCAATCAGCAAGCGGGTCATCGCCTTTGAGTGTCAGCGAGCCTGTCTCGACGAGGAAGCGCGGGAACGCCGCGTTGAGCTGTATGTAGTCGTTCACCTCGCCACGCGGACGGTAGAACTTGTCGTAGATGGTGACGAGAATGTCTGTGGGAGCTGCCATTTCGACAGCAGCCATCATGTCTGCGGCACTCACCGCGACTCGCGCGTCACCCTGAAGCTTTCGCTTCAGTGTTTCGAGGTCTGCTATCTCTACTCTGGCCATGTCCGCAAGGGTGTCAGCGCGGCAACGATTTTCGACTCAGCGGTGCCATTGACAATCTCCACGGCTATCTTCGCCGGTGTGGGCGGCTCGCCAGATGGCTTGGGCGGCACCGGGTTTGTGAACCTGCCCTTGAGCAAGTGGTACATCTCTCCCTGTGGCGGCAGAATGCCGAACAGTGACTCGAACCATTCGAGTAATGGCGGAACATTGTTGTTCGTCGCGAAGCTGATCAGCTTGTCGATGAAATTCTGTACCGCGCTCAGCTCTTGCTCCGGCTGGTCCGGCGACAGGTCGACGACGCCGCGCAGCCGTGGAAGCGTCGTCAACAACGCAATCTGATTCTCTCCCAATGGTCCGAACTCGACGAACTCGCTCGAACCCGGTCCGTTCGCGATGCGAAACGTGCCGGGACCGTACACCAGATAACGCGGGTAGCCTTCGATGTCACCGAAATTCGTCACTGTGACAAAACCCTTTTGGGTGACAGACACGTTGTCACCGGCCTCAAACGCGTCAACCGACGGCGGAATCGCCTGCCCACCAATCAATTCCCGCGTACCGACACGGGCACCGAACCCAACGCCACGATTGCTGGCCCCGATCACCGAGCCGGTGCCCTGCTCGACGTACGAGAGCCGCGTGAACCGGCCACGCTTGACCTCGAACTTTCTTTGGTTAGTTGGTGTTCCGCACACCAGTGTCCAATCCTCCCACCACTGCGGAGGCACCAGCAGCGGCACGCGCTTCATCACAGTCTCCACACCACTGTTGAAGCGCGACAACGTAACCCAATGCCGCTCAATCGTCGCACACACAGCCGTCGGCGCATCGTCGTTGTCGTCCATACGACCCCAGATACGCAGAAATCCGTTGTGCGGGAACGGCCACTCCCAGATGTCGCCGAGATTGATTGTGATTACTTGATTGTCGGTGCCCGTAACACCCGGCGAGCCATCGGTGTTCGTCGCCACGGTCACCGAACCCTGTGTGCCGTCCGGCGTGAGATTCGACCCGTCCGCTGACGTCGAGATGTTCTGGAACGCCAAGTCACCGAGAAACGTTACGCGCCAAGGGCCGCCGTTCGGCCCGGTGACCTCGACATTACCCTCGCCGACGTTCGGTAGATCCTCAATCGCCGCCTGAACATCCTCAGCCGACGCATCGAAATCGATTGGGTCGGTGGTGACGTTGTCAACAGTGAAAGTCCAGGTGCCGCCTTCATATTCACCGTTGAAACCGATCACCTGCACCTCGTTGAGTCCGAGCAGACGATTACGAACCTCGACCTCACCGCTGCCCGGGAAGAACATCGCGCGACCATCCTTCACACCGAATTTCGATGTACCGTCACCGATGTACGTCTGCTTCCACTGCGGACCGAGAGAGTCGAAATCGTCTGCGCGCCTGAAACTGTCGCGCCGGTAGTTGTACGAGAACTTGAACACCGACACCGAATCGGTGCCGCGCCAGAACCCGTCATCGTTGCGCACGGTCCACGTGTACCTCTGCCGCAAACGCCTCGCCTGAGCGCGGAATTCACGCTCCGGCGGCGTCTTCGACAGGCGGACACGCGCAACCCACCTGCCCATATCCGGTGTCACATACACCAATTCGCCGGTCCGCTCCGGCGAGAACGAGTCGCGCCATTCCCGCAGTACCCGCCGAATCGCCGACGCAGCCAACTCCGGCTGAACAGGATTGGGCGGCACGGTGACCTCGACCTGTAAGTCATACTCGGCGGGGTCGTAAACCGTGCGCTGATACGTAACACCGTGCTGCCGTGCGCCTTTGCTGTCGATCAGCCTGAAAGTTGGTGTCAGACCGGCAACCCCGTCCACGAGAGCCACACCCTCTTGCACGCCAAGCTGAGGCTCAAGGCCACCGCTCAGACACCATTGGATCGTCCTATCCGGGCTGACATACAGCACCAGCGGCTCAAGGCGGCTCTTCAGAATCTCTATGCCGCGCCGCGTAACCCGTCCAGGTGGATACGTTTTCACCAGCTCATCCCCGCACCGTGAGCATTAACCTGCCGCTGCACATCGGCGGCTATCTGCTGACCATTGTCCTGACTCGACACGTTCATCTGCCCGATCAACGGCGCATTGCCACGCTCGCCAGAACCGTTGCCATTGTTGACATTTGCGAAGCCCTTTTCAATCGCCTTGGTGATGTCCTGCATCGGCACCTCCTGCTGCCCAGCCGACACAGCCAATTGCGGAGCAGCACCAGCCATAGCACCGGCGATGCGGAACAACCAGTTCTGCGACAAATCGCCAAGCGCAGAACCGTTGGGCAGGAACGTTTCTGTAACCCCCTGCACCCCGATACCGGCGGCCTGACCGGCGAAACCGATTGTGCGATTGATTAATTCCATCAACATTTGCGCACCAGCAGCCGCAGCCTGCCCCGCGATAGCCCCACCCGGTCCGGCGCCAGCGGCAGCCCCGGCAACACCAGCACCAGCACCAGCAGCAGACAGCGCACCACTAGCCATTCCCATCAGCCCGCCACCGAAGCCACCGAAGCCAGAGCCAGCTGGTTGCCAAACGCCTTGACCAGGCGAACGGCCTTGCGGCTGAACAGGAATCGACTCAGAGAACCCAACGCCCGGCAACAGCCCCATAGGACCACCCATGCCGTGCACCGTGCCCTGCGCGATCAGGTCACCGGCGCGCGAGTACAGCGGCGACCATGGTTGTGCCCCAACGGAAGTCAGCGGGCCACCTTTGCTCGTCGCCGGTAACGCCTGCTCAATCGGCAAATGCCGGTACTTCTCAAGTTGATTCAGATACGCATACGTGTTCGCCACAGGATCGTCGCGCCACGACGGATGAATACCGCCTTCCATCGCGAACGCTGGCTTCTGCTGAAACAGCCCGATCACGGTGTGCTCCGGACCCGTACCGCCTTGCGGCCCACCGGAAGCGGACGGGTTGAGGCCGCTTTCGCCCAGCGCATACGCGACTATCGATTGCGCTTCATGATCGCTGTAGCCGCGTGCGCGCGCCATCTGGTAGATCATGGCCGCGACGCTCGCCGGATCGTTCGGGTTGACAGCCGGAAACCCTGCTCCGCCACCGCTAATCTGTCCCAGCGCGCCTCCCAATGACAAACCGCGTCCACCGCTCGGGATCGGCGGGGCAAGCATGCCGATCAGCCCCTTGCCCGGCTCGCTCAGCCCGGCCTGCGCCATACCTATCTGCTTGATCGCCGACAACTGCCCCAGAAGCGGTGCCGCAGCGAGATTTGCGATGAACTTGACAAGGTTCTCAGCAAGACCGGCCAAGCCTTTGGACAACCCGAAATCGGCGTCGAGCACAGCACCTATCTGATCCTCGACGGCGGTAGCTGTGTTGGCAACCTTGTCATTCAGCTTCTTCCATTCACCCTGCTGCGCCTCGGCGAGGTTGCGTAGCGACTCGTCGAGCGCGCGCCGTTTCTGCGCCACATCGTTCTCGGCGGCGAGCAATTCGCGTTGTGTCGCATTGCCTTTGGCGCGAACCTCCAACAGCCGAAGGTTCGCTTCCTCAAGGGCTTCCTTCTTCGACAGAACATCCATCTCCGCGCGCCGAACCTTGTCGGGGTCGACGACGCGAGTACCGCCGGGTCCGAAATCCGTTGAGCCGAAATATGGTTGGACACCACCCGGCATGCCGCTGCCGAACTGCAACGGCCCGTTGATCGCAACATGCACATGGTTGGTGTGGTCGCCAGCGTTGGCGTAGGTCGAGTCCGGCGTCGGCTGCCCACGGTAGACCTGCCTGCCCGAGAAGCGCGGGTCGTGGTAAATCAGTTCTGCCAGTTGAGGTCCGAACTCTGCGCGCAGATACTCGGCGAACGCCAGCATGTTGTCGGTGTTGACGCCGCCACCCGGTGGCGCGAAATCCGCTGCCATGCCGGTCGAATGGAACGAGCCTGTATCTCCCGGGCGCAGACCGGAAGTCATTGTCAGACCGAACTGTTCGGCTATCTGCGCGATACGCAACAGGTCCGGGTGAACCCCTTGCGCGGTTGCCGGAAAATTCATTGCGCCAGAACCGATGTCAATCGGCAGGTCGACCTGCCATTCGTTCGGATCGAAGTACGGTGGCGGCTCGGAGTCGCCACCACGGCCCTTATCCGGCATAGTGAATGGCACGCCGGGTCCGCGACTCGGTTTCGGTCGCTTGAACACATCAGGTGCCTCGCCGACCGGCACCAACGCGCCCCCCTGCGCTTGATCGAAATCGACGTTGATCTTGATGCGACCGTCGGGCAGGCTTTCGACAGCAATCCCCACATCACGCAGTCGGTCAATAACCTCCTGCGAATTGTCATTCAGAACAACCTGTTTCGTCTCGGGGATCAGTTCGATGCTGTCCTTGATCTCGTTGTAGAGCTTGATCCGCTCGGACTGCATCTCGGCGTCGGCGGCAGCTTTATCGGTGGCTTCCGAAATGCTTGCGCTCAACTGCGGCAACGTGTCAAATGCCAAGTCGCTCATGAACGAACTCAAGTCGCCGAACGTCGACGACCATTCCTGATTCCGCTGAATCAGGCCGTCCAATGCCGTATTCGCCTCAGCTGCACCACGTTTCAGCGCCTTCGCCCAGCCGGGAAGCGCGGCGTCGGGAATCTTCGACATCACCGTGTCAACAGCGTTGACAACGGTGTCGACAGCCTTGAGCACATGAGCAACAGCACCGGCGCTGACCGACACAGCCCGCAGCAGCCCCGCCATCCAAGCCGAAATCGATCCTGCCGCAATGACTCCCGCCTGACCGACAGCGCCGAAAAACTCAATCAGTTCAGGCTTGTACTCCTGAATTTTCGTCAGCACACCGTCAAGCGCCTCGACCATCGTGTCGCCGCTGGCGTTGGCGATGCCTTCGATCATGTCGTAGAACTCAAGCTTGATGCCGTCCAGCGTGTTCGACAGGCCCTCAACCACGCCCGGCAGGCCCGCAACCTGCGCTTTCGCCAAATCCGCTGCGTGACCGGTCTTTTCGAACGATTCCATCAGCGCGTCGAACTTCTCGACACCCTCACCCGCTGCGATCATGCCGCCACGAATGCCGCGCGTTCCGAAGATGTCGGCCATAGCACGTTGGAACTCAGCGGGATTCATGCGATCAGCGGCTTCGCCTATCTGCCGCAACAACTCTCGCATACCGACGAAGTTGCCCTCGGCGTCGCGTATCTGAAGCCCCATCTCCTGAATCGCCTCACCGGCAGCCTTTGACGGAGACGCAAGCTGAATCAGCATGGTGTTCAACGCAGAACCCGCTTCAGCGCCCGTCAGGCCAGCGGAGTGGAACGCGCCAAGCGTCGCCAGAACCTCTTCAACGCTCAGCCCGAACCCGTGCGCCGTGGTGGCGACGTTCTTCAACGCGTCGGCGTAGCCAGCCATGTCGCCCGGCGCGCCGGTCACCGTCGCGGCCAGCAAGTCCGCGACGTGCTGCGCTTCGCGCGCGTCTAGCGAAAACGCTTGCAGCACAGACGATTGAATCCGCGCAGCCTCAGCTGCATCCAGCTGCGCCGCTGTCGCCAACTGCATCGAACCACGAGCCGCATCCATGGCGTCTTGCACGCTCATGCCGCCTTTGACCAGCTCAAGCATCGCCGTAGCCGCCGACGCTGCCGTGGTGCCGACAAGGTTGATGTCCGAGCCGAGGTCTTGCGCCAGCTTGCGCATCGCGGCCATCTCCTGCTCGGAAGCCTTTGTCACACCTCGGAATTCGTTGATGGTGCGGGAGAAATCGATCCCGTCGTCAAGGACTGACTTGAAACCCTCGACAACCTTCTTCGCGGCGCGACCGGCGATACCGACAAGCTCATTTCCCAACAGCGCCAACGCAACACCGGCGAGGAACGCTCCACCGCTCGACTTGCCAACAGCCATGAAAGTGCTCACCGGCCCGCTGCGCTGGCTCATGAAACCTTCGGTGAATTGGCTGAACGATGCCGACGCGGACTGCGCAACCTGTTGTCCGAATTGCTGACCGGTACGTGCCGCCTGACTCTGCATACGGCGCGAAAACTCTTGCGCCGCACGCTCACCAGCACCAGCGAATGCGTTCTCGGCCTGCCGGGCGGCTTCCTGCATAGAACCGGCGTCAAGTCGGGTCTTGATGTCGATACCGATAGGCACTAGCCAGTCACCAGCCTTCCAACAGGTTTGCGTATATGCGCGAATGCGCCCAATTCGCCCTCAGATCGATTCTGATGGGCGAATTGGGCGCATCCAGTGTCATCTATGCGGGCTACCTCCTGCGTTCCCGCTCAGCGCGTTTGGCGGCAATATCCATCTCCTGCCGCTCCCACACAATGCTCAACAGGTCGGGAGACCCGCCAGCGGCCTCAAAACGGCGGTACTTCTCTTCACCCCAAATCGCGATGAGCCGCAAAGCATCTCGCGAGTCGGGCAACAGAACGCCGTTGCGCCGCAACGGAAGCAGGAACAAACCGTTCTCGTCCTTGTCGCAATCCTCAAGCGACTTGTCAACAGCGTCGATCCGGCGCTGCACATCAGCCGAATAGAACTGTTTGTAGGTGATTCGGTAAACCTCGTCGCCGACACGGAAGTCGTAATGCGGCTGAAAGCCAAAGGCTTCCGCCAGCTCGTCGACCGCCTCGTCGAGCGTCGGAATACCCCGAATCGATTGACGCACTTCAGGTTTCAGTTCCTGAACCATGCTGACTGTGTTCCTCTCAATCTTCGATGTCCGCCATATCAAGCGGCCTGCCGTACGCTTCCGCCAGCAGCATCGCGCGGGCTTCCTTCATACGCCGTCGCGACTCTTTCTCTTTGCGTTCCCGAAGATCGGCGGAGACAACCGCGCGAAGCCAGGAACGCTCCTGAGTCATAATCAAACCCTCTACGAGAACGAGGAATTCGCGGCTACTGATCCTGCCGGTCAACCAGTCGCCGATACGCACGCCGCAGAAATTCCGAAGATCGAACTCAATCTGCGGCGCATAGTCGAGCCAAATCGCAAATGCCTCAGCGACTTTTGGGGTCGGCGTTCAACCTCGTCGTGAACTGATGCCGCATACGGTTCCAGACAATCTGAATCATCCCCGGCGGGCCACCGGCGTCAATCCAACGCTGATACTTCTCGTCTCCCCACACCGCGCGACCGATGTGCTCGTCGAGGTCGAACAGTTCACCCTTGTAGGTGCGCGGCTCCTTGTATGCGCCAACGATTGTCGTGTAACCGCCTTTGCCGTCGGATATCTGAATTTCCTCGCGGTCACACTCGGCGTACATCTGATAGACCTTGTTCAGCCGTTCACGCGTCTCGGCGTCAAGCAGTTCGCGGTAACGGATTTCGAATATCTCGCCGTTCAATTCGATCTCGTCGCAGATATCGAACCCGAAGTACTCGGCGTTCTGCGCGAGCGCTTCTTCGAGACTGAAGCGTCGCCGCTTATCGCTCATGGTGACTGTGTCCTTTCTCGAAATCGACTGTGTACGACTGTGATTGAGGCCCACCGGGGAGGGCCACAGTCAAACCCTCCCCGGTGGGAGACTTCAACCCGCTACGGGCCAAGGGCGGTAATCTCGTTGGACGGCAACGAAACTGCCGACAGCTGATTCGTACCGGTGGCGACAGCGCGGAACTTGTAATTGTCCCCCGGCGTCAAGTCCTTGACGCTCATCGTCACCGTCGGACCGACGATTGACGGCGTGCCGTCAAGGGACGCCTCCACCCATTCCAGCGGATCGTTCGCCGTGTCCGCCTGCTCAAGCACATAGGTGAACGGATCGTTCTTCCCCACAGCCTCAGCGAACGACACCGTAGCCTTGCCGCCAGCAACAGCGGAAGCTGTTGGCGCAGAACTGAACTTCGGATAACCGCCCAGCGCGCGCCACGCCGAGCCGTCGTAATGTTCCAGCACAGGCTTGTTCACGTACGGGCACGGCAGCACCATAAACGTCATGCGAACGCCGGTGCCTTCCTTACCTTCTCGCGCCCACTTGAACTCGGCGACGTTCGTCTTCGCGGCACGCGGAATGGTCCGCGCGAAGCGATGCTCACCGTCGAAACCGAACAGAATAAACTGCCGCTCAACGATTGTCGCTTCCATAGGCTTTGGAATCGTCAGGTTCGCGGTACCCACGTCGGGCACACTGACGAGCGGGATTTCGTTGACCAGATAGCGCACCAGTGGTGTCATTTCCAGTGCGACAATCTCGAACGTCTCACCCTCGCGAGTGATGTCGACGCGCGCTGGCCGCAGGGACTGCGCCACCGGGACTTCCTCCATATCCATGTTCGGATCGAACGAAATCCCGTCTGCGCCAAGCATACCCACATGGTAGAAACCGAGATTCGGCCCGTCGGCGGTCACCAGCAAGTCTTTGCGGACCTGACCGTCCTTCGCGTAAGGCGTGAAGTACCCGTCATCGCCAAGCCCCGCCGATGGATCGGCGAGATTCGTAGACGACTGAAGATAGTCCCGCACAAACACATCGGTGATGATGCCTTTGCGCACAGCCAAGGGGTTGATACCCGGCTGCAACACTTCGGCATACGATCCACCAGTATCAGGCAGAGCCATATCATGCTCCCTCGTGGTTTATGCCCGCTGTGCGAAACAGCTGGGCGTCCAACAACTTTGACTGTGTGAAACCTGGTGCGCAATCATTACGCAGCTTGATAGCGCCACGAAATGTCGTACTCGGTGACGAACTGTTCCACCGAGCCGTCCTCGCTGTACTGCACCCATTCGGTCGCCGTCTTCGTTTCCACGGTGTCCGGCATAACAACCGTTCCGTCGGGCAACACAACCGATTGCTGCGGCATCAACGGAGGACCGAACGCAAGGACACGCCTATGCACCAGATCAGCTGCATCCCTTGCGTTTTTGACCGCCGACACACCATTGCGGGCTACATCGAACACGTGTACCGCGTACACGCCGCGATAGGTGAGCTTGTCGTCGGACCCACCCGGCATGAGCCGGACCATTGCGTACGGATAGCCAGCGCCGGGAGGCTTGGTCGCACCAGCCTGAACGACTTCACTAATCCACTTAATAAGTGCCCCAACGCCATCCGGCGCCTTCCACGGCAACAGAAGCGGATCACTCATCGTCCATGTACCGCCCCTCACACCCGAACTGATCCGCCACTTTCGCGCGAATCGCCTGCGGATCGGTGTGTTTCGAGCCGTATTCGAGGATATGCGCATGCCTTGCCTTGTTGATCACGCGGCGTACCGGTCTGCGCTTGCTGTCCGTGAACGCTTCCCGCTCGAACGACTTCACATACTCTCTGGTGTCGACCGGCGAGATCGACACCCAGAAGTTCTCGACGTCATCCGCGCGGGAATTCAGTTGTGACTCAATTTCACTGCCGTACTCGCGATAGATGTCGTCAACAGTGAAACCAAGACGGTCCAGCGCGTCGCGCAACGCTGGCTCGTCCTCCCACGACGCCATCAGGACTTCTTCTTATCCTCCGGCGCCGCAGCGGGTTTAGCCACCGGCTGAGGCTGCGGCGCAACTGACTGCACCGGCTCCACGTAGCCACTGCTCACCAGCTGCTGCGCCTCAGCGCTGTTCGGAATATCGATAACCTCACCGACTTTGCGGAAATGCTTGACAGACTTGCCATCTGCGGCAGTCACGACAACCGGAGCGATCACACGGTAACGCATCGTTATTGAATCTCCTTACCAGCTACGCGATTTGCGTTTGCTGCCTCTTACACATGACGGTGACCTTGAATAGCTGACCGGAAGCATCGGTGAACGGTCGCATACCGCCATCCACCTCATAGATGATTCCGTTGTGCTGAATTTGACTGTCCGCCTTGATAGCCAGAATGTCCGGCACAGGCGGGGCTGTCAGTTTCCATGTCTCCGACGCGCGGTCGGTCAACGCCACCTGCTCCTGAGCGTTTAGCGGCCTGAACCGAACGCCCGCAACGGTTTTCCATTCGCTGTAGCCGACCGGCACACCCCAATCGTCTGTTGCGGCGTTCTCGCCGGTCAGCCGGTGCCTAACCTGAATCGAATCGTTGAGCATCAGTGCGGCAACAGAATTCGATACGGCTCCACCAGCCGCTCATTGATGACTCGCTCAGCGAAATCACCAGCACGCGGGTCGAACCATTCACGCTTCACATCGTCAACGTCATAGCGCTTCAAGCCACCGACGCTCACATTGCCCTTGGTCTGCGCAAAGCGATCAACGGCGTCGAGCACGGCAAGCCTGAAATCCGCCGCGTCCTCCTCGTCAAAACCATGAGTCATTTCGACGACGATATTGCTGTAACCCATCGCCCACACGCCACCGCTGCGCTTACGCAACCGTACCGGCGTGCGCTTCCCGGCGTTGTACGCCGAAGCGACCAATCCGCTCACGTCGAGCGAATGCCCGTTTTCCTCAACGGATTTCAACTCGACGAGATACATGGTCGGCAACACGAGAATGCGTGAACCCTCCCCGTCGAAAACCAATGTCTCGTCACGGGGAGGGGTCACGTGCCATTCGCAGTAGTTGCGCACAGCCGCCAACGCGTAATCGAGCAGCCGCTGAGTCTCAGGGTCGTCAGCAGGCAGCCGATTGTTCGTGTAGTCGGCCACGTCCTGCGGGGTTAGTTCAGCCACAGCGGTTTTCGCGCTCCGACTAGGCCCGCTTCACCGGCGACGACGAAGCTCCGTTAGCCACCGCCACAGCCGACAATGTACCGCCGGAGCTAGTGTCTTCAGCGGTCACAACAACGCGCACATAGCGGAAACCGGCTGGGATATAACCGACTTCAGCCACAGCATCGTCGTCGTCGCTTCCGAACTCGGGCAGCTCACCCTGAATTCGGTTCTCCGGCACTTCTTCCCAATCGGTGCCGTTGTCCGATTCCTCAAGCTTCACCGAGTAGGTGCCGTCGGTGATGGTTCCGGTCTGGAACACGAACAGCACCGAATCGCGAAAAGCGTTCTGATTCTTCAGAAGATCAACAGCCGTGCCGTTCACATCGCCGTCGGCGGTAACGTTTGTGATCTTCAGCGCCTCGTAGACGAGAGCGTGAGTGTAGAGGGTATACCTCATTTAACCTTTCACCCCCAATTCACCCCCAACGATTTTCGATGACGAACCGCCGCCACCCTTGTGGTGCAGAGGTTTACGAGGGGCTGACAGAGACCGACGCTCGTCCGGCTCACTCGTCGCCGTCTCCGTCTTCGGCGCAGCCTTCACCGGCTGCGTACGCTGCTGCGCGCGCTCAACGGTGCGCTCAACAGTCTCGAACATCTTTTCCCGACCCTTGACGACCGAATCGTCGTGCTGCACAAGCGTTCCGCGCTTCATCACTGCCGTGGAACCATCAGGCCGGGTATATGCGAATGAACTCTTCGCTCGTAACACAGTCATGTTGTGTGGCAAGCCTTTCCGAGAATAGACAGGGAGGCTGAGGGACCGTTTGCCAATCCCTCAGCCTCCCAAAGGGACTAGGTGACGTTCAGCAGACGGAACGCGTTGGTGTTCACAACGTCCGCGCCAACCCGGTAGTAGGCGTACCAGCCGCGCTGCCCGGTCGGGAACCCGTTCGTGGTGCCGAACAGGTGCGGAATGAACTCGACAGCCATGCCGAGCCGGTCAGTGATCACGTAGTTCTCGAAATCGCCGAACACCAGCACGTAGTTGTCCTGCGACGTGTTGATCACCCCGTCCATGGCCTCAGCCTCAAGTGCGCTGCGGCCCAACAGCATTGCGGGACGATCAGCGGACAGGTCGGTCCACAGTGAGCCGCCGTAGTCCTCGTTGAACTGCCGAATCAGGTTGTAGATCAGGTTGTTCGCGAGCCACGCGGCGTTCGCGCGGTGCCGCGCGGGCAGCGCTCCCTGAATCTTGTACACATCGGCGAGATCAAACGTGTCCGTGGTGTCCGACGGCAGAACCACAGTAGCGCCAGCGGATTTCAGCTTGGTGATCAGGCCGGTCGGCTGACCCGAGCCGGTGCCGTTGATCAGCGCATCGGCCTCAAGGTCCGTCTTGCCACCGGCAAGCAGACGACCGACCTCCTGCGCGACATTCGCCTCATCGGCAAGTGCCTCAATGGAAATCGGCACGAACCCGTCTGCCTTGTAGTTCGGGATCGTCGGCTGACTGAAGGTCGGCGCACCATCGGTGGCCTCGGATTCCTCAGCCGCCCAACGCCACTGGACATGCGACGAGGCAACGCCGTGCCACACATCGCCGGTCGCCACAACCTGCCGCGCAACCTGGCGGATGTCGTTGCGCACACCGCCGGACAGGATGATCAGCGTCGGGTCCAGCTGGAACGGAACGAGATAGCCACCCTTGGCGTCGGTCAGCGTGATCGACCGGAACCGGTCGACCTCAGCCAGCGCACGCTGTTCCTCAACGGTCAGCGTGTTCGCCCGGTTGCACGCCATCTTCGCCCACGCACGCATATAGGCAGGCTTCGAGGTATGCAGGATGAACTGCGCGATCTTCGCGTCGCGAGTGTCGAACTTCTCCAGCATATCCGTTGCGGCAGAACGGATTCGGTCGCTGGCGCCCTGCATCTTCTCAATCGCCGACAGCGCGCGCGAACGCAGCTCCTGCGACACATCGGACGGGTCACGCCCGAAAGTGCGAACCTCACTCAGATCCCACGGATCACGGAATCGGCAGTCCTCCACCGAATCCGGGTGCAGAATCGGGTCACGGTCGTACTCGTCGCTGCGCGAACCCGTTGTGCTGCCAGGAATCAGGCGCAATCCGCGAATCGACTTGTCCACGTTCTCGGCAGCCCGATTGATCCGAGCCAGTTCATGCTTGCGCTCAAGGCGCTTACGGTGCTCGTCGACCTCGTCGAACTCATCGCGAAGTTCGATGAAGTACGCCTCGTCCTCCGGGGTGAGGCGATCAAGTTCGTTGAGCCGCTGCATTTCTGCACGAATCTCATGCAGACGGTTCACGGCCTGCGAATGGGTCAGGGTCGGCCCAGCCGAGCGGCGCTCGTCGTCGTGACCCTGATCGCCGCCGTCATTGACCGGCAGGTCTTCAGGCATCGTTACCTCCGATTGGATTGATGGACATCAACACTTTTCGTGAACGCACCAGTTCGCGAGCAATCGTTGTCTTGGTAATACGTTCACGCGGTTGCGGTTTCGACGGGTGCTTACCGGCTGACAGGGAATCACGCTGGCGCACAGCGCGTTCGCGGTGACCCTGATCAGTGGATCGCGGCGCGTCACTACCTCTCGCTGAGGGCGACGACGGGTGCTCCCCGGCGGTGTCGCGTGAAGCCACTTGCGCGGACTGCTGTTCCGCGCTGGCCTCCGGCACCGTGGCTTGCGGCGCGTCGTCCGACCTCGACTGTGTTTCCCTGGACTTGCCCACAGCAGGCATCGCCCAAAGTTTACGTGCCAACGCAACGCGCGTCTCGGGATCGCGGTCAAGCTCCGCAAGATCGATCACCTGCTTGCCGCGAACACTCACCGACGTCTCGCTGTACGCTGGCCAAACCACCGGCCCCATCTCGGGAACCCGAAGCTCCTGCAACGTCCGAATCGGCAACTCTTCCTCCGGAACATCGCCGCTCCACGTACGTCGCAACTCGCTCAACAACTCGTCCTCGTCGCGAATTACCTTGCCGTCAGCGGTCTCCCACTTCTCACGCACAACCGAAAAGCGGAAACTCATGCCGCGCACAGCTTTAGCGGCGATAGCCTCCCGCAACGGCTCAAAAAACAAGTGCCGGAATATATCAGCGACGATATGCGCACCACCCTCAGGCGCCAGCTCCGGGTCCACTTCCTCGCGCGCGAAACGGAGGTTCGCAATCGGGAACGATCCGATCAGCGGGTGGCGACCGTGGTCGAACTGCACAATTGGCGGATTCTCCCGGAACGACTTCCGCATCGCGCCGGGCGCAATACGTTCACGGAACACGCCTTCCCAGCTGTCGATGACAGTCATGCGATTGAACACAGCGCCGTAGCCGTCGAGGGTCCAGCCGTCGCCTTCGATCTCGCTATCGCCGTTGTCCCGCAACGCAAAAGGCGCCTGTCTGATACCGCTCCCCGCAGGGACCGCGCTGCGACGTTCGATCTCGCTCAACGGACAATCCTCCCATTGGTCGGGGCCAAAGCCCGATTCCGTTGCGGCTCATCATCATCCTGCTTACCCGTGCCCGGCTGCGAACCCGGCTCCATAAGCTGCACACTGGTCAACCCTGTGTGCTCAAGCAGCCGCCAATCCTGTGCCGTAACGGCTTTCACAACGGACTCCGGCGTGTATCCAGCAGTGATCAACTTGTTGATCGTCTCTGCCTCAATCTGCGCGATTTCGGCTGCATCCTTCTCGTCCTCGCGCAGGAACGGCACACCCGTGGCGTCGTACCACAGCCGGTGCATACCGCGCCGACGAGGCTTCGGCATGATCACTTCCAAGCTGCCAGCAGCGTTCTCCCACAACGGATGCATCGTCGCATCGGCGAACTTACGACGAGCCTGCCCGAAGTTCGAGTAGGTGGCGTTCGCCAAACCCTCTGAGAAACCGGCGATTACAGGCGGAACACCAGCCGCTGCGGCGATACGCGTCTCGCCAGCGCCGCGAACCTCCTTGAAGTCCACCTGCCGCAGCGTGGCGCCGACAGGCACAGGGTCCGCGCCGGGCGCCAAATGCAGTGTCTTGTAAGCGTTGTCGACACCTGTGTGGCGTTCTTCCAGGAGCTCCTTGAACGCCTTGATCTTTTCCAGCGTCATTCCCGGCTGGTACTTCACGATCATGTTCGGCGTAGCGCCCTGATCGAAGAACTTTCGTTGATGCCGAGTCATCGCGTGATCGGCCCACACCTCGCGCAAAACCGGTGTAAGCCAAGACATTCCGCGATACGACGCCAGCGGGTCCGGCACCGGCGCGAAATGCGCAACCTCGTCTACGTCGAGGAACACCGGCTCCGACTCACCGCTGTTGACACCACCCTCTTGGTAGATGTAACCGACTCTGCGGTAACCGATTTGGCCGCCACCGACAGCACCGGGACCACCGTACACAGCACGAGGCTCCAACACGATATGCACCCAATCGGGACGCAGCCGCACCAGCTCATCGCCGTTGCGCATGATATACGCGTTACCGGCAAGATCGGCGTCAAGGATCATCGCCACCAGCAAGTCCTGCGTCGTGCCGCCGCTCCAAGGACGTTGCAGCAGACGAAGACTCGGATCGTCGGCCCACAGATCGGATGGCTTGCCGTCAATGATGTTCTGCCACATAAAACGCACCGACGAGAACACCAGCATTCGCACCATCTCGCACGCGAACACCGGCCCGCTTGCCGCGTACGCGTTCGTGGCCAAACCGACGAACGTGGACGAGGGAGGCTCCGTCGTCTCACCGCCAAGCGATTGCTGAACGGCGCCTCCGGTGAACAAATGCCCAAAACCGTTGTAGAAGAACTGGTTATACAGGCTGATGTAGTCATCCACCGACCCGAAATCACGGCTACTCTCGCCGAGCAACCGGCCACGGATACGTTCTAACAGGTTCACAGCCTCAGACCGACCTCAACATCGGACCATTACCGTCGTTGCCTTTTCCCGTGCCGCCCTTGTTTTTTGGGTCGTACAACAGACCCGACACGAGCAGCACCAGGCCCCCACCGACGATCAGACCGGCGGCGACACCGAAGTGCAGAACAACTCCGGTGATAATCGCCGCCAACCCGACTACCGCCAGCAGCCCAGACATGTTGTTGATCACCACTCTCCAATCTTGTTGCGCCACATCACATGTACAAGCCCCACACTTCGCTGTCGTCCGGCGCGTTCGCCAGCGCACGACCCAAAGCCATGATCAGCGCCACAACGCCGTCGATCTTGTCGCCCGCATTCACTTTGTCCGGCTTCACATTTCCCGCCGGGTCCATCTGGACAGCGAAATTGTCGATCATCCAACGCAACACGGGATTGCCGCCGTGCCGGATGATCGGCCTGACCGGGTGCCCATCCTCGTCGAGCTGCGCACCCATTTTCACCAAACGTTGAAAATCCTTGGTAGGCGCAGACATTGACGCATAACCCTGCCGCATCATTACCATCGGTGCGCCATCGTTCACCAAGTCATTCACCAATTCCTGCGCGTGCCAAGGGTCGTACGCAATCTCGGCAACCTCGAACGTCGACAAATCCTCGTCAATCTGCTTCTTGATGAAGCGGTAGTCCGTGACATTGCCCGGCGTCGTGCGCAACCAACCCTGCGGAACCCATTCAGTAGACGCAGCATTCGCGGTCCGGTCGTCGAGGTTCACCAGATTCTCCTCCGGCGTCCAGAACCTCGCCAGCACATCGAACGCGCCGTCATCCATGTCCGGGAACACCCACACCAGAGCCGTCAAGTCACTCGTCGAACCAAGGTCCAGCCCGCCATAACACAACGCTCCCTTGAGCTTTCGAGCGTCGACCATCGCGGCGTTGACATCCCAATCCTCGACATCGATGAACCGGAACTCCTGCTTCGTGCGAATTCCCAAGTGCAGCCGCAGATATCGCGCCAACGCAGCCGGTGACTCCTTCGCCTTCTCGGCCTCGCCGAGCAAGTAACGCTTCGTCGGGCTGATACCGAAGCCAGGATTGGCACTCTTGATCGTCTTGATCGAAAACGGGTCGAAATCAGGCGATTTCGCGTCCGCAGCGAACACAACACCGTAGGTGGTCGGGTCTTTCAGCACACCGCTCGCCAGCTTCTCAATGCGGTCACGCTTCACGTCATACGGCGTATGACGCTTACCGGCGTCCGCCGTCGTGATGTACATGATCAGCGGCTGAGTCCTTGAGCCAGTACCTGTTTCGAGCGCGTCGATCAACGTCATCTCCTTGTGCAGATGAAGTTCGTCGACGATGCCGCAGTGAATATCCGCACCGTGCTGCGCATCTCCCGCATTGGCGACAGGCTGAAAATACGAGCCGCTAGCGGGGTGAAGAATCTTGTACTTGTAGGGCTTCAGGTACGCACGCAGACCAGACTTGAGCACAAGCTGTCGCATCGGCTCGAACACGAACGAAGCCTGATCCTTTGTCGTTGCGGCACTCAGCACTTGGGCACCGTGCTCACCATCGGCGCCAGTCATGTACAGCCCGATACCACCGGCAAGGGTGGTTTTCCCGTTCTTACGTGGCAGGTCCACGTACATCAACGTGATCACGCGAACCCATTCGCCCGTATCCGGCGACTTCGTGATCCAACCCGCCCACGGTGCAATGACATACGCAACCTGCCACGGGTCAGGCTCGAACACGTGACCGGCCATATGACCCTTGGTGTGCCGCAGCTGCCGAAAGCTGTTGATCACCTTGTCAACCCGCTCAGGATCGAACCGATAGCCGCGCGCCGCAGACACTTTCACATAGCCCGGCTCCGGCGTCTTAATCAACGGCGGACAGTCCGGCACCTTGTAGCCGCGCGACTCCATATACCACGCGACCTCCGGACTAATCTTCAACGCGTCGAGATCAGCTTCCGCCCAAGCCTTTTCGATGCTTGTCTGCCCGCTGGCGCGACGACTAGCACTTCGCGTACCTGTGCGCGCACGACTCCGTTGACCCGCCATCACACACCACTGATAGCCAAGCCCCTAGTCGAGCAAGTAGGCGGCGATGCTGTAAGCAATCTCATCCGCATTGTCATGCGTAACCCCGATCTGCACAACGTGCGGAAGAACCTGAGACACAGACACATTCGCGACTTCGCCGACGCCTGGGTACACGGTCAGCACATGCGTGCCGACACTCGCCATCTCAATCGACTCCACCAGATCAAACGTGCTGTCGCTCAACACATCTACGCCAGACAGCTTAACCTTGATCTTCGGCGAACCCTCGTCGTCGACTTCCGACACGTTCACAACAAGCTGAATACCGCTCGCCTTGTAGCCACGAAGCTGCACAGGAGCAGGAGCCTCAGTGCGCACCTCATCCGCCAGAATGATCAGCGAACGAGTCGCAGCCCCAAGATGTTTCACGATCGGTTCCTCAGACACCTTCGAATCCTTCCCTACGAGCCAGCGAACGGGTTGTCGGCGTTCGGCTCACCAGTACCCGTCGACGGTCCAGCCAGTCGCATTTCAGCCGAAGGCGTCAAACCGAATTCGGCGCACAACGCGCGAAACTCCTTAGCCGACTCACGCTCAACCTTCAGCCACGGCGCCTCAACGATACCCTGACTGTTCTTCCCAAGCACACCCTTCTTCTGCCGAACATCAACAGCCTGCCGCCAGACAGCGTATGTCTCGCAAAGCATTTCAAGCGCAGGACCATCGATGTCCTTCAACAGGCCAAGTCTCGGCAGTTCCTCACACACCCGGTCCCACAGCTCAAGCGCAATGGGAGACAAGTGCTTTGGCCGCTTCGGTGGCTTGCGGGTGAACGCTGGCGGCGTCTTGATCTTCCGACCACCGCTATCGCGCCCATTGCCCCTACCTTCGATCAGCTTCAAGTTCGCATGACGAGGCTTCGGTGCTGCCATCAGACTACAAAACCTTCCATTCTCCTTGTGCGCCAGAGCGTTTAGCCCGCTCAGGCGCCCCTGCCTTGTGCCGGAGGCTGATACTCGAACGAACGCACCAGGAGGCGGCGCGACGACATATTCAACTTCCGAAGCCATGGATCAGATGTCGTCGTACGCACAGACCTGGCTTTCGATTTAGTTTCACGCCAACGCGGCGACCTGCTATGCAGCGCTATCATGCCGGGATGAGCAACCACGTTTCTGCACCGGTAACCACGGTCGGCGAGATACTGCCCCAACCAATCAGCAAGGCGCGAAGCGATTCCCAAACCCTGATAGTCAGGCAGCACCACCAACCGATGCAGCATTTTGATGTTGTTCGTACGCGGGTGGCTGAAGTGCCGGTAAGCCACGAAGGCGCACAACTGATCATCTACGGTAGCCACGAAACACTGCGCCGCAGAGACTAGCTCCGAACTCAGATAGTGGTGTCGAGCAAACACTCGCCAAACATCGCGCTTAGCTTTGAAGACCTTGAGGTTGAGGCTGGGTCGGGGTTGAACCGACCTCCACGAAAACTCTTGGGCAGCAACGTCATACACCCAATCAGGTTGCAGCCAATCAACCACGTCATAATGGCAGGTAACCGCCACCAACCGGCGATTCTCGACACCCCGAATCGCCTTCTGCACGCTGTGCGACGCAACCCGCGCCACCTGCCGGTCGACAACGCTCGTGAACTCGTCAATAACCACAAGGTCTTCCGACTCAGCGATAGCGCGCGCCATATCAACGCGGAACTTCTCGCCATTACTCAACGTCGAGTACGGTCGCAGCCACGCCGGAACGGTGCCGAAACCAACGCTTGTCAACAGGTTCGTGATATCGCGAATCGGCATGCCGGTCGGGAACTGATCGATGACCGGCGCATCATCGGACCAATCAAAACGCTCCCGCACCAGATCGCCCCAAATGCGTTTAGCCAGAACGCTTTTCCCACTACCCGACGGCCCGACAATAAGCCCGACGCGCCAATCAGCGTCATCAATCGGCAAGTCATGCCGCCACGACAACGCCAACTTCTCGTCAAGGCTTACATCGAACATGCCCGACACCTGCTGCGCCCTGGCGCTACGCGGCGGATCAACCGTCAAATCAATGTCAACCCTCAACGCCCTAACCCCAGCCTGCCATTGACGTTCTCCCTCAACTGCTCTCAGACACGAAAGCGTCCGTCGTCGTGCTCCAAGTGCTTCCGACGCCAGTCGTCGTCGCGGTACGGCTCCACGATCCGTTCACCGCGATACTCGACATAGGCACCGTACTCGTCAAACCCGTAGGTGCCCGGCGCATCCCACGGCTGCGAACGATCCACGACAAGCTCACCCTCGACCAACTTGGCGAGCGCTGCGGCCTGCCGGATCACATAGTGCCCCGAACTACGCGTAGCGACAGCCTTGAAGGCGAGCCACAGACCGGCGGCGGTGTCCCCGATGTAGAACGGCAACATGCCACGATCACCCCAGGCGCGAGCCTGGGCAATCACATCGAAACTGCGTTCATCGTCGTCGGCCCGCAGCGAAACCCACACCACATCAAGGGCTTCGGCTACCTCGGCCGGGTCGATCCCCCACCGCTGCCACGCGTCGGCCCGATGGTTGTCGATGATGACATCGAACCGGCCCTTCGGAATGTTCACTACCTCTCGGGAGTGGCGCTCCTGCAACACTTTTCCGTATTGCAACCACTTCCATAGCTGCTTGCCGTTATGCAGTCCCAGTACCGGGTCATTCTGCTGGTACCACTTCTCCACGCAGTGGCCCTGCTCAGCGAGCACCATCCCCGCGTACGCCGGTGCCACATACTGCCCAAGCTCCAACACAATCATCGGTACTCAACCCTGCGCTCGACGCGGTTGTCCTTATCGCAGAACACAACCCGCGCACCAGGGAACGCCTCGGCCTGCCGGTACGCGATCACCACACAACGATCACCGACCACACCCAATCGAGCGCCGCCGCCGTTGAGCGTGAACACACCGGGAGTGTCGCCAGGCAGAACGTATGTCGTCCAGCGGCTTCCGTTGTTGAGGTTGACCACATCAACCTGCTCATAGGGCCTGATATCGACCTCGGCCAGCAATTCTGACGCGATGGTGACGCTGCCGACATAATCCACGCTGGCATCGGTCACGTGCAGGTTGTGCAGCTTCGCTGCCACGAACGTTCTCATGAGACTTGCTCTTTCGCTGGCGGCTGATACTCAAATGAGCGCACCACCAGGCGTCGGCTCGACAACGCTTGCCGCTTCAGGCTGCGGCTCTTCGATGTCGTCCGCACAGACTTGCTCCGCGAGTGTGTCTCACGCCAACGGGGCGACCGCGAGTACAGCGCGATCATCGCCGGGTGTGCCACGACATTGCGGTAGCGATAGCCCTGATCAGCTAGCCACTGCCCAAGCCAATCTTCAAGCCGCGACGCGATTCCCAAGCCCTGATAGTCCGGCAGCACGACCAGCCGGTGACCCATCTTGATATTGCGGGTCTTGGCGTGTGGGAAGTGCAGGTAGCTGGTGAAGGCGCACAGTTCGCCGTCTACGCACGCCACGAAACACTTTGCGGACTTCGCGATTTCGGAACTCAGATAGTGGTGTCGCGCAAAAACCTTCCATACAGAGGTCGAAGCCTCGTGGACTGTGAGCCGCATGGCCGGTCGGGGTCGAACCGACCTCCACGAAAACTCAAGCCGCGTAACATCATAGACCCAGTCCGGCTGAAGCCAATCGATTACATCGTAGTGACAGGTGACGGCGACGAACTGCCGGTTGCTGCGCCTGATCATCTTCTGAACACAGTGGGAGGCAACGCGAGCCACCTGCCGGTCGACCACGCTGCTGAACTCGTCCACCACAACCAATGAGCCATCAGACTCGGCAACGGCACGCGCCATATCGGTTCTGAAGCGCTCACCGTTGCTCAAAGTTGAGTAGGGACGCAACCAGGCCGGTACCGTGCCGAACCCGACGCTCGTCAACAGCGCCGTGATGTCCCTGATCGACATATCGCGTGGGAACTGGTCGATGATCGGCTTGTCGGTCCACTCAAAGCCATCGACAACGCGGTCACCCCAAAGTTCGCGAGCCAGAACGGACTTGCCAGCGCCGGAAGCCCCAACCACAAGACCGACCTGCCACGGCCTCTCCTCGATGGGCAGGTTGTGTGACCAGCTGGCCGCAAGCTTGTCGGTCAGAGGTACATCGAACATGCCCGACACCTGCTGCGCCCTGACGCTACGCGGCGGATCAAGCGTCAAATCAATGTCAACCCTCACATCAACGCCCTAACCCGAAACCCTTCTGCATCAAGGCGTTCCAGTAGCAGCGTCTGCTGCGCCTCAGTGTCACACTCAACAACAACCCCGAACACCACCGGCGGCTCTTCGATTGGAGCATCGCCGTCAACAATGCTCCCCGCCAGCAGCTTGTCGAGGTCTTCGTCGGTGTAGCCGGTGCCGGACAGGTCAGGAAGCTCCTGCAACAACTCCGCCAGCACCTCGTCGTCGTACCCACCCAGGTCGGCTGTTCTGTTGTCTGCCAACACAATCCGCTTCGCGGCGTCCTCGTCGACATCGATAACGAAGCACGTCACCCGATGCCACCGCTCATCGTCGGGGTACTTCTGCACAAGCTCACGGAACGCCATCACTGTGTGATTGCCCGCCAGCACCTCGTTCTCGCGCCCGGTGTGAGTCCCCCTGTTCACGACAACGGGCCGATACTGCCCATTTGCCAGCAGGGAACCGACAATCGCATCAACCTTGCCTTTGCGCGGATTACGTTGGTACAGACGCAATTCCGACGGCGCGAACGCCTCAACCGCATATTCGCTCATGGTGACTGTGTTTTCCTTTACTTCCTCTGTGCGCCAACAGTTCTGGCGCGACCTCCTACGAGCCTACCGCCTCTGGGCGGCAACGCTTTCCGCGCACCTCGCTACGCAGCCGCCAAATCCATTGGCGCGCAGCAACGTCCCGACACGTCGAGGCGCACACGGAAAGCGTTGCGCGGCAATGACTCCCGCGCCCACGCTGCTGCCGCTCGCGGAAGTCGTTGCGGTGCAACGCAACCCGACCCCGCCCAGGCCGCGGAAGTTGTTGCGGGGCAACGAATTTAAGGGGCCTTCCGGAGCTGAGCGCGCAAAAACGGAGG